GTAAGTTAATCCATTGATGTAAATACAAACGGAGAATTTGAAGAAGATGAAGAGGAAGATTATTATTGACCTAAATATTCTTATGTGGAGTATTTATGAGTTACGAAAACCCTTGGCTATATAATGATAAAGTTTTTGAAAGTGAAGATATAAAAGACTATTACGGATTCTGTTATCTTTTGACTGACCTTGAAAATGGAAAGATGTATATTGGTAGAAAATATTTCTACTCCATTAGAAAGAAAAAAGGACAGAGAAAAAAAGTAAAGTCAGAAAGTGATTGGAAATCCTATTACAGTTCATCTAAAAAAGTTCAACAAATAGTGCAAGAATCTGGCCCTAATAGATTCAAGAGAGAAATCTTATCTCTTTATATAAAAAAAGGTCAAGTGAATTATAATGAAACCAAGTTACTATTCAACCATAACGTGTTAGAAGCAGTTAATCATCGTGGCGAAAAATTATATTATAATGATAATATTATGAATAGATATTTTTCAACAATTATGGAATAAAAGACTTGACATTTGAGATTTATAATGGTATAATATAAGGTATATAAAGTGAATAAAAGACTTACAAAATTAAAAAGTCTTATTGATGATGGTTCAGTTCCAACCATTTTAGAGGTTAGAACAAATTCTAAGGAATATTCCTATGAAGATGTTATAGCTTTAGATTATGGTATTGTTCAAGACTTGTATATGGGTAGTGAACAATTTGAAAAATGGTTTACTTATACTGGGCCCAAACCTATAAAACTCAATGATCTTATGTTACATTCAAATGAGATGATTGAAATTTTACTTGATTATTATGGAATATAATGAGAAAACAACTAAGTGAAGAACGAAAACAAGAGCTTCGTGACCAATTAATTAAAGCACGAAGTAAGAGAGCTCCAGCGGAGTATAAAAACATACATCCGTCTGTATTATCAAAACCAGATGATGACCCTTTGTCGGTGAAATCTATTAAGAAATGGATTAAGCACAACAAAGAGAAGGCCTCTGCATACCTCACCAACTCTCGTAGGAGAGGAGCCACCCCCAAACAATCTATTATAGATAAAATCCATTCTGAAAATGTGAAAGCATATATTCGGTTTATGGAATATTATCTTAAATCGGGTGATTGGATTTCCATTTTCATGGGAGCAGATGAAGAAATGAAAACTCAATGGAAATGTGTGGCAATGGCCTATCATGCAGATGGTACACCAAAACGAACTAAAGGTGTTTACTATCCAGATATTAATGCAGTATGGGTAAGTGATTTATGATATTAATTGATTTAAGCCAAATAATGGTGGCATCCACAATGATGTCAATGGGAAAAGACCAATCACAAGTTGATATTAGTATGGTTCGACACATGGTTCTGAACAGTCTCAGAATGTATAGGACAAAATATCACAAAGAATATGGTGAGTTGGTCTTATGTTGTGATGGGAAACATTCATGGAGGCGTGAACATTTTCCACAATACAAGGCATCTAGAAAGACTAATAGAGATGCCGATAGTAGAGATTGGACACAAATATTTGAATGTCTTGATACTATCAAATCCGAACTCAGAGAATTTTTCCCTTACAAATATCTTGAAATTGATGAGTCAGAAGCAGATGATATTATTGGTGTACTTGCAAGAATTGCTACAGAGAAAGTGATGATTATTTCAGGTGATAAAGATTTTATACAATTACAAGTAAGGGATAATGTTGACCAATATAGTCCGATTACTAAAAAAATAGTTTATGATGTTAATCCAGCTAAATATTTAAAGGAACATATTTTGCGTGGTGATTCATCAGATGGTGTTCCTAATTTTTTATCATCTGATAATTGTATTGTGGATAAAATACGACAAACACCAATAACAAAGAAAAAAATAGAATTGTGGATAGATCAAGATCCAGAAGATTTTTGTAATGAAGAACAGTTAAGAAACTATCATAGAAATATGAAGCTGATTGATTTACAATATACCCCATCAAACATTGCTAACCAAGTTGGTAAGCAATTTAATGAGGTTCCGAAAGGAAAACGAAGTGGCCTTTTGAATTATTTTATCGAAAGGAAACTTAATAACTTAATACAAGACATAGGAGAATTTTAATATGGCACAACCAGTAGAATTTGATAGTAATAGTGATGGATCTGTAAGTGCATATCCAGAAAAAAAACCATCAATTAAAGTTAGAGAACTACTTCTTAGTGAGGTTTTGACTAAAGTTCATGGTGCAAAAACAAAAGCACAAAAAATTAAGATTTTACAGGAAGAAGATTGTTTGGCATTACGACAAATTTGCCAATGGTCATTTAATCCAATAATTGAATCAGAATTACCATCTGGAACACCCCCATATATTGAAAATGAGGCACCAGAGGGTACAGAGCATATGTTGTTAAGAACTGAGGGAAATAGTCTTTGGCATTATGTTAAGACTAATAATAAGAGTGCAGATCCAAACCTTCAAAGTACAGTTAGAGAACGTATGTTTATCAGACTGTTAGAAGGATTACACAAAGATGAAGCTAAACTTTTATGTATAGTAAAGGATAAAAAACTTCACCAAGTATATAAGGGATTATCTACACAGGTCGTAACAGAGGCATTTGGGTGGAATGAGGACTTCCAAGAGTATAAATAATAGTACAATCTTTTTATAGGGAGTCTATAGATATGCAAATCCGAAACGGAATGAGTGTAAAAGATGGACTATCTTCTTACCACTCTTAATTCCCCATTTATATTTTAAAAAAGTTTAACCGTTTAACGATCTGCGGTTGCTAATATTGTATGGGATTCTTATACCAAAAAAAGATTGAAGATCATATTAAAGAAGGTAATATGAAAAAAATATTCATATGTTTTGCTTTAATGTTTTCCTTTTCTTTTCCTTTAGGAAGTGCAGGTACTTATGAAGATAATTTTGTGTGGGAAAAACCCACCCCACATCCAGTACTGAAACATGGTCAACTAAATATTGAAAATATTGCTATACCAAATTATTCTTCATTAAATTTTGTATTAGAAAACAGAGCAAAACAAGTAGAATGTCTTGCAAAGAACATATATTTTGAAGCACGAAACGAACCATTTGCAGGACAATTCGCTGTGGCTCTAGTAACTTTAAATAGAGTATATGATAAAAATTTTCCCAATACGGTATGCGATGTAGTATATCAAGGAATCCATACTAAAGATGGATTTCCAAAACGAGATAGATGCCAATTCAGTTGGTATTGTGATGGAATGTCAGATGTGACAGCAAATATCAAAGCTTACGAAGAGACACAAAAGATAGCAAACCTTGCAATGATTTCTTATGGAAGTATGAAATCACAAGGATTAGATTATACAGAAGGTGCAATATACTATCATACACATGAGATAAATCCACGATGGTCAACTGCTTATCCAAAAGTTGGAAGAATTGGGGATCATATATTTTATAGATAAATACTAGTAAAGGACATGAAATTATAATATGCCAACATATCAATATAGATGTAAGATTTGTGATTTTGAATTTGAGGATACTTTTAGGATAGCTGATAGAAATATCCCTGTGAATAATGCATGGAAATATGGTTCTTGTAATGATGAATGTGGAGAGAATGGTGCTCCATGTGACATACAATTAGTGCCACAATTACTTAATTTGCAGTATTCAATGAGAGATAGTGCAGCTAGACATACTGATGACGGCTTTAAAGACCGCATGAAAGAAATTCATAGAACGAATCCTGGCAGTCAGTTAGGAGATTGGACATAATTATGAAAACACAATTAATAGGTCATGATCAGTTAGTTGAAATGAAGGGGGTTACTAAAAACCAACTTGAGGTTTTTAAACAGTATGCAGAAGGAAAGAATCTTTTTCTATATGGGCCTGCAGGCACAGGAAAGACTTTCGTTATTCTGTACAATGCAATCAAACAAGTTTTAGACCCCACTACAGATTTTAACTGTATCTACATAGTAAGGTCTTTAATGCCTACTAGAAGTCTTGCATTTATGCCGGGCGATGAACAAGATAAAAGTTCTTTATACCAAGTTCCGTATGACAATATGTTACGGCTCATGTTTAAACTTTCCTCAGAGGAACAGTTTGAAATGATGTATGAAGAATTAAAAAAACAAGGAAATGTAGCATTTCTATCCACATCTTTCTTACGAGGGATTACGTTAGATAATGCTATTGTCCTTGTAGATGAATGTCAAAATCTAAACTTCCACGAATTGGATACCATTATGACCAGAGTTGGTCAGGAGTCCAAAATCATGTTCTCTGGAGATTTTGACCAGACAGACCTAAGAGATGATGCAGAAAAAGCTGGATTAGGTCAGTTTATAAAAATTATCAACGAAATGAAAGAATTCTATTCATGTGAGTTTGATATAGGTGATATAGTGAGAAGTGGTTTAGTCCGTTCCTATATCATCCAAAAATATAATACTGGATTAGGAGATAGAAAATAATGTTACCCTTATTATTATTCAATGTTATTTCTAGCCTTGTCGTGGATAAGGCAACAGATTTAGCAACAGAGCACGTTGAAAGTATGATAGATGATTTACTTCCAGATGCTGCAAAAAAAGAATTAGACAAAGCTATAAAAGCTGACCCTGCACACCAATTCACAAATGCTAAAGATGCATTGATGGGTGCTGTTGAGGGTAAGTTACCTATAATTAAAGCTGATGGTACACTTAAACCAATCGAAGTAACCTTTACAGTATCATATGATCCTACAAGTGGATCCATTGATGTTCAGAAAGGTTTGTGATGGCTGATATAATAAGATTATCAAAGAACTTTGCACTCTCAGAAATGACAAAGAGTGCCACGGCAGAACGATTGGGTGTGGACAACTCACCTAATTTAATTCATCTTGTGAATCTGACACATCTTGCAATACATATCTTGCAACCTGTTAGAGACAAGTTTGGAGTTATTACAATTAATTCTGGTTATAGAAGTCCTGCACTTAATGCAAAAGTAGGCGGGTCTAAAACAAGTCAACATTGTAATGGACAAGCTGCTGATTTTGAATCTTTTTCAACACCGAATCCTGACCTTGCGTTATGGATTACTAAGAATTTAGATTTTGACCAAATCATCTTAGAGTTCTACGATGGAGTTGACCCGAATAGTGGTTGGGTTCATTGTAGTTACAATTTGATGGGCAATCGTAGAAAATCCTGACTGCACTTAAAACTAAAAGTGGTGTGGTATATAAGAATGGATTTGTGAGTAAATGAAAAATTAAGGAAAACCATGAAATACATATGGTTAATATATTTGCAATTTCTATTTGTTGCTGGACAATTCAATGCAAAAAAGAATTGGATTGACAAACACATTTTAATATGTTATAATAAGTTAGATGAATTAAACGTTGATTATGTTAAGTATCATGATTTTGATAAAAAAGAATAGATGAGTTTTTATACAAATGTACACCGCCTGGGAAATAATATTTTATTCCGTGGCATCTCTAATGATGGCCAAAGATTTAAAGATCGTGTAGAGTATAAACCACACTCTATCTTCCTACCAAAGAAAAAACTAAAACGTTT